GAGGAGCAACTCTCCGCCATCATCCTTCCTTTAATTAAGCATTGCAGTCGAAATACATGAACTCTTGCGGGCGGAGCAGCGTCACGCCATCGCCAAACTGAGCGCAGGCAACGCTTTCAAACTGATAGCCATTGAGCGTGCTGAGCTGTAAGGCCGTATAGGCAAGAGGAACATTGTGTTTCACGGTTTCAATGTCCGCATTGTAGAGCATGTACCGGTTGGTCGAGCCGCCTAAACCGTTTTGATCTTTGTCCGCGTAAGCAACCGGGAGGATCTTGAAGTCGCCGCCGAATTGGTCGGCAAAGGCCTTTCTAAGGGCCTCGGCCTTCGTGACTAACGGGTAATCCGGGTTGGTGAAGGCCGACAATCCAGCAAAATCACTTAACGGCATCACAAACCGATTCGGTTTGGCCGAAGCATAGCAGTTAGCGTACCAAAGGCCGGCAATCGTCGAAACAAAGGTATTGAGTTCCGAGGCCGTCATGGAGCTGAAAGGCTTCGTAATGGCCGTGGTGTTTTTCGTAGGGCCATCAAGGTTTAATAACCCTTTGCCGCCGGTTTTCGTGCCGAGGAAAACGACTTTCTGTAACCCGAGGTCGAAGTTACGTTTACGGGCCGTTTCAAGGCTGTTGATGTAAGAAAACACGGCCGTTTTTTCGGCTTGCTTCAAAGCGAAGAGGCTGTAAGAAATTTTCTTGGCCCAATTTTTAATGGGCGTTTTCACCATATCAACCGTCGTATCAACAGAGCTTAACTTGCCATCAGCAGCGGACTGATTAACAATCCCCGCTTCAAAGTCTTGGCCAAGTTCAAAAGACCGCCAAGTACCGATTTCTTGCTGCCAAGTTCCAATGCCGGTTTCAAAATCAATGTAGTCAGAAAGATTCCCCACCGTATAGAACTTTTGTTCGCTGATTCTGGCAGAGATCCCCGTGAGGGTCGTAATGACCTGGTCAATCCCCACGTCATTTTTCGTAAGGGCCGCGGCCTGATTACGAATGTAGCTGATGTTGTTATATTCCACTTCGTTCAACTTAATTTCTTTGCCGCTCACCGTAACCGTTTGGCCTTGGGCATTTTTTAATAAGTATTCGGACATTTTAATTTCTCCTATTTTATTTTTTTATTTCTTAGCTCTTAGAGGGCCGGGCAAACTAAGTAGGCAACCACCAACTCTCCCGCGGCCACGGTTTTCGTAGCTTGAGCGCAAGGAGTTTCCGTGCTTACAATCGCGGTAATCCCACCAATGCAGCTAGGATCAATCGCGGCCGGATCACCAGCATTTAAAGCAGAAGTGGCGCGAAGGGTGATGTACGAACCAGCGCGGGCAAATTCCAATGCATCGCCATCTTTGTAGGTGTTTTTCTTAACGTTTAATACGATGAACCCATCAATGCGATCGGTGTTAGCGGTGGCGGCGTGTAACTTGCCATCGCTGCCCCATTTGACCGCTTGGCCAGAAACCAGATCTTCGCCAGCAATGCCGCTGATCGTGTTTACGCTATAGCGTAAGTCTACTTGGCCAAGGGCAGGAGTTTGCGCGAATTGGTTTTGCGATCCGCCCTGCGCATCGGTAGCGGCCGTGAATTGCGACGAGCTGGCCGTCGCATTGCTCGCGCCCGCATCCGTAACAACATTGACCAGGTAGTAGGTTTGGCCGGGAACAAGACCGGTAATCGTGCCGGTTTGGCCGGTTACGCCGGTAGCAGAAGATTCATCGGGGGAAAAACCCGAGGTCTTGCTGATATACCAAGCATAGCTGTACGGGCCGGTACCGCCGGTAGCGGCCGTCACGTTTAACGTTAAACTATCGTGAGTTTTCTTAACAAGAGTAATCGTGCCAGAGGTTAAGGCCATTTTCTTTCTCCTTTAATTAGAAATACTTTTTCGCAAGTTCCGCCCGGTCAGCAGGTAATAAAATGTCCTGATGGCCTGCATCGTTTGCACACACTTGTTGAGCATTGAGGATTTCGTTTAAGAAGTTCTTCTTGACGAGTTCTTCCGTTTTCTTTTCCGTTTCTTCTAATTTCTTTTCTTTTTCTTCCTCGTCAGCATTGTCTTTCTTATCGTCTTCTTTTTTGTCGTCTTCGTTGTCTTTCTTGTCTTCGTCTTTCTTATCTTCTTCGTTTTTCTTTTCGCATTCGTTATCTTGCTTGCCGCATTCGTTTTCTTTCTTTTCTTCAGGCTTTTTGTCGTCTTCGTTATCTTTTTTGTCTTTCAACTTTTCTTCAAGTTCATTGCACTTGTTGCGAAGCGCATTGATTTCTTTGACCGCTTCTTCAATGGTCATATGTTCATCTTTTTCTTCATTGACCGTAATGATTTGATCTTTAATTTCTTTTAATTCCACGTCCGCTTCATTGATCAAATCAACAAGGGCCGCTTCACGGCCAGTCTTTGGTAGCATCACGGATAACCCTTCAAGGTCAATCCCGTTTTCTACCTTAGACTTTTTAAAAAAGTTGAAAGGCATCTTACTCTCCAATTTTTGGGGTTCTTGTTTTAAAGAATTTTGCAAGCGGAGAAGTTCCGCTTTCTTATCTTCATTGTATTTTTTAAACTCTTCTGGCGTGAGAATCACCGATTGCGCGTAACGAGGATTATTAACAATCGCGAGGTGTTCAAATTCTCCATCGAGAATTTGTTCATCGTATTCTACCCCGTTCCACAATCCTCGCCGGGCATCGGTTTGTTTCTTGAGATAAGCATTGGAAAGTTTCCAGCCGGAATTAATGGCATCAATCCCTTTCTGGGAAACAACAATAAACTCCGCCCAGGTGTCGCCATCCGCTTCATTGTAGAAAGAGCGGATTACCCAACCATCAGCTTCCTGCTTTAATTCATCAATCGGTTTGTCGATAACATCTTCAACGTGTTTGACAAAAACAGGTTTTCCCTCGAACGAGGGATTCATTTTGCGGATTGTATCTTCATTGATGAGGATACGCATGGCGTGTTCGCCTTCTTTGTATTCAGCGACACCTGGCCAAAAATGCTTACCAAAGAATCTTTTTCCCGCCGTAGAGTTTTTAATCATGAATTACTTTTTGGAAATTGGAATTTTAAAAGTAATTTTGATTGTTAAAGATAGATTCTGTTTTTTTAAGCAAAGCAACGAGAAAAATGAATCATTGCCATTTTGTCATGACAACTTGGCAATCTTGTATGATCCATCTGCATAGCGAACAGGATTGCCCTTCTTATCTTTTTCGATTTGAAAATTAAAAAGAGCTTTGGCCGTACAACGACAATTGTACGCTCCTCCCGGAAGGATATGCTTATTCAACTGAAAATCTAATGGTGGTTCATCCCAGCGATAGACCTTATTATCGAGAATAATATGCGAGGGACGAACAGGATGGTTAGGTGTTCCCTTCACGCATCGCCATTGGAAGTATTCTGATCCTGCTTCTTGCGCCTTAGAATATTTATAAGTCGTCATCATGAGGCGCGTTTCGTTTCTGGCCAGAAAGGCGGCCTTCTTTTGCACGCGCTCCAATTCTTTCCCCGTGAGCTGCTCAAATTGCTTACCTGGGGCAAGGTAAGAGGACATCTTTTCCCCGTACTTCTCAAAGATATACGTGTCTATCTGGCCAGGTTTATCCCAAGAGCCGTAGCGTTTACCCGATATAATAATGCCCTGAATATCTGCTCTGAACTTCTTTATTTCTTCATCGGCCCAGGAAACGATAAAGAAGTCCATGTTCTTTTCCCAATCCTTAGCTACCTTAGATTTAACAAACTTAGAGAACTGCGGTTTGATGGCCACGGCCTTCAGAATATCTTTAAGCTCCAACTCTCCTCTCGTGATGGCCTTAGAAAATAATGCTTGGCCTTTAAATTGTTCGGCGACTGTTTTGCCAGAAAAGGACTTTAGGAAGTTATCTGCTTCTTTAAGTTTCTTAAGCATGGCCATATTAGAGGCCTTTACGATGGCCTTCAATTCCTGGGGCATTGCCGCTTCGGAGAGTTTAAATGAGGCACTTTTGGTATCCCATTTTGCCCCTAGCCGTTTTAATTCCCGAGAAGTAGTCGCAGAGAACTTACCGATGAATCTATCCCGCCAATAAGTGATTTGGCCGTTACTGATGGCGTCTTCTAAGGCCTTGGGAAGGTCATTTTTCGTTACCTTCTTACCTTTAAGGATCTTGATGATGGGATCATAAAAGAACTTACGGAAAACGCGAAGTAATTCCGCTTCCACCTCATCTATCATCTCATAATCAACGGAAAAGTCTTTCTGCGTTCTCATACCTTTTCAATCTTCTCAATCCTAAAGAAGTGAACAATATCTTGCTCCCTTTCCGTTTCAATGAAGACGTTTTCGAGGAAATGTTCTAAACAGGCCACTGCGTTTTCATAATCCGAAAAGACAACGGCCTCTTCCTTATCCGTGGTTACGGAATAAGTGTTTTCATCGCTGAGGAAGAAGATCCCCTGGGGAGAGTCCGAAACGGCCGTCCAGCCTCTTTTTATCTGCGGCCGCTGATTAACATCTATCTCCTCAAGGAACTTCTTATTTAGCTTCTTTAGTTGTTTCATTTTTTTTAGTTGGCGTTTCGCATTTTAATATAATGCGCCGATAATCGTTTCGTTCTTG